TCTGTGCAAGACCTGGAGCATGCCCATGATTTTTGTCAATATCTTCTGGTGTATAGTTTATTTTTGGATTTACATTAAATACAGACTTAGACCCAACAAAGAACTTTCCATTCTCGGGGTTGACCCCAAAAACTACGCTCGGCGAACCATCATATTTTGTGGTTATTCTTGATTTAGACTTACCACCAGTAAGAAAATTATGAAGATCATCAAGATTATCAGCAGCATGCACCAGCCCTTCTTCACCACCATGGATGATATGATCCTCGGCGTGTTCTAAGTGTTTGAGTTTGTCTACGTCCAGTGATTCTATTAGAAAGTTTGCAAACTGTATCATTTATATTCTGTGCCTTTTCTACCGCCAATGGGAGATATTACTATTCTAGTGCCTTTTATGCCGGCATCTGATCTATCACCCTTATATATTGCCATTAATACAGGATCAAATCCATCACCATCGACTGAATCACCATTATAATGAACATGGTTTGATTGAAAGATATAACTACTACCTGATTTTGCTAATTTAATAGGTCCTTGAAGCAACACAGATACATTTTGTCTAGACATATTTTTACCATATTCATTACCGTAAACTGATAGCATTTTTAATTTTGAATCTTTTATTTTTCTATATAATGTTGTTGCCGGTGGTAAACCATTTTTATATTGACTTTTTAAATCATTTATAAATTTTTGTGTTTCTATATGAGAAAATACTGTTGGTTCTGATCTCTGTGAAATACCACCCCATTGTTGAAAGTCTTTTGCTGTTCTTCCATCTTTATGTGATATCCATACTACTTCTTTGCCATCCATATCAATTAAATGAAAATCCGATTTTGGTGTGCCAGGAGTACTTTCAGCATAATCTATATTATAAATTTTATTTTTTACTTTAATAGGGACTGATGCTGTTTTTGTATCTTTTTTTATTTGTATTAATTGTTCATTTAAACTATTTAATGCAGCATCTTCTTTAGCAACAGTTGATCTTTCCCCTTTACCACCAAATTCAGAATTCTTTTTAATATCAGATAACTTATATTCCTCGCCATCCTCACCCAAAAATCTTATGCCATTTAACTCTGCAGAAGAAAGAAGTTCTTTGCTTAATATGGTTATGATTTTTTTATTAATTACAAATACTACTTTAGAACCATTTGACAGTTCAAATGGTTCTTTATTTTTCATTTTTCTAACTATAACACCAGCTCTATATTCCCTTCCAGGCTTTATAAGTTCTGATGCTGATAAATTAGCCATTTGTAGATCCTAAAAATATTAAATGTTTTCTATATTTATAAAATAAAAAAAGAGTAGACCTTTCGATCTACTCTTGAGTTTGTATTCTAGTTTATTTTTATTTATACTTTGGCAATGAAAGCAGGTGTCCAACCTTGGAATCCCAGTTGACCGCGGTTCATGACTTTACAGAACCTCCAGGCTTCATTCTTATCTTTGAACTTGCGAATGTAATTTTCACTAGCAGTTTCAAAAACATAATATAGATTGTCGACATGCTTTACTGTGTACATCTTGCTCATTATTTAAAATCCTCAAACTGATTTAATGAAAACTTATTCTTCTTTTTGTTAACTGCCTTTTCTCTGTCTCCAAAGTCTCCTTTGTCCATAACTGGTGTATCATCCATTAGATCTTGAGCAGATTCTTCTACATCATAAAGTTTCATTTTGATTTTATCCACACCGATAACAAATCGTTTGCATTTACCTAGATCTGTGTATCGGTTTTTCAACTGTTTGGCCATAATTTGACCAAGCGATTCCAATTCCTCAGAAGTCACTAGAGCAAGCATGAAATCTACAGTCGCAGGAAGGGCAAATGATTCTGATGTATCAGTGATATCAACATCACTATTCCCAAATCCAGAACGAGTAGTCTGTGTGGCAGAAACGATGGGGACATTAAATTCTACGGCAAGACCACGGAGTTCTTCTGCAATAGCTTTTACGTATGTATAACTGTTCACATTTGCACCCATTTTTAATCTTGAACTTGCACAGATATTGAGATAGTCAATATAGATAATATCCGGAACAAAATTCTTCTTGAGTTTAAGTTCCATCAAAAGATGGCGGAAATTAGCAGAACCTGCAGTTGATGTTGGATATTCCTTGATAATAAGTTTACCAGAAGTCTTTCCTTTGACTCTGTTTATCTTTTTATCAAAAACATCCTTGGGAATAATATCTAGTTCCTCAATTGGAATATCTAGAATATTTGCATCAATACGTCGAGCAATTTCCTCTTCTGCCATTTCCATAGTAATGTACAGAACATTTTTTCCATCTAGAAGATTACCAGAAGCGGTAGAACACATAAACAGTGATTTACCAACGTGCGGTCCAGCAAGAATTACATTTAAGGTCTTTTTTGGAAGACCATTCTTTGTAATTCGGTTGAGATATTCTAGTCGGAAAGGGACTCTATCCTCTACCCTGTGGTAGTATTCAAATCTTGGATCTGAATCTTCGATAAAGTCGTGGCCGATATGAGTATCAAAACTTACTGCTAGTGCATCTTGTAGAATTTTAGGAATAGATCCACGACTATTCTTTGGATCTTTATTGTCTAGAATTTGGATGCTAGACATAATGGCATTATATACAGCACGTTCTTGACAAAATTTTTCTGTCTTATCAAGAACCCATTCTAGATCCTTTGTGGAATCATATTCCAGTTCTGATAGTTTTTCCTTACATTCTTTATAAACTCGGTCATCAAGTTGCATTGACTCTAGATCAATTTTAACTGCTTGATCGTTTGGGAATTTATTGTACTTTTCTACATATGATTTGATAACACCAAAGATAACCTTGTCAGAGTATGTTTCAAAGTATTCCTCTTTAATATATGGGAGTACTTTGCGCCCATATTCCTCACTGTTTATTAGATTGGAAAAAATTAGATTGGATAGACTCATTTGCACTCCATGGCTTTAGTTTAAGTATTCCATTACAAAAATTTTCTGCAATAGATTCAGCATAATGGATATTATGCTCTTTTATTTCCATACCACCGACTATAATTTCATCCTGATAAAATTCAACATAAATTGATGATGGAGTTGTATTAACTATAGCATATTTGCGTCCATCATTACTATAGAATGTATTATTCATCTTCAATCATCTCTGATGCTGCAAGAGTATACTTATTTTTAATCCAAGTAGAAAAATCGGTTTTATCAAGAAGAGTTTTCCAATATTCATCATTGTCAACAATATCTGCTGCACGTTTATTTGGACCAAGTTCTCCTGTTTCCTTGTCAACTGTAGCATACCAACCTTGCTTTGGCTTTGTAATATATCCCGCTTCTAGAGCTAAGTCAAGGAATCCCGACCATTTATTGATCCCAGCATCAAAAGATACAGTGATAGGAATTTTTGATTTTTCTTTTACATAGCGAGATTTGTCAACGTTGATAATGAAATGATAACCCTTGAGTTCTTTATCATCCTTATCTTGTTGTCGACCAATAATCCAAATATTATCAGCTGAATAGTACACACCAGTACCACCACTGACAACAGGCTTAGAGAACATTTCCTGTGTCATGTAAATATGATTTACCACAACCATTGGAATATCTTTAAGTGTCAGATGAGGTGTAATCATACGGAACAGTGACTTAAGTTGCTTAGCACGAGTCATGTCAGCTGCAGAACTACCCTTTAGTGCATCTTCCACTTCTTTCTTTGAAGCAAGATTACCAACAGAATCAACAATAATCATGACCTTATCTTCACGCTTCAGTTCAGTTAACTGCTGCATGACATCAAACTTAAGTTGTTCAATATCCGTAATCGGTGTATGAACTACAGACTCAAGTGGAACACCAAATGAAGTAAAATAAGATTCCGGTGTACCAAATTCAGAATCATAAAATAGGATAATACCATCTGGATACTTCTTGATAAAAGAAGCAGCCATTAAAAGACTGAATGCAGTTTTAAAATGTTTTGATGGTGCAGCAAGAACCAAAAGCCCTGGTGTTAGCCCACCGTCAATGGTTCCGCTTAGTGCAATATTGATTCCCGGAACCGGTGTTGGGATCATATCCTTTTTATTGAAGATTTTTGATTCAGTCAGAGCTGAAGTAAAATCAATAGTACTATTTTTAATAAGCCTAGAACGTAAATCGCTCATAATATCTCCATGAATTCAATTATAGTAGAATTATATATCAATACGCTTAATTGTCAACTAAATCATTGATCTTTTGAATGAACTCATCAATCTTTTTTATCCGATCCTTCCCATCCCACTTGATAATATCTTTTTCAGGATTCATCTTTAGATTATTTAAGAATGGTAGAATCATTGCCCTAAGTTTTTCTAACTTCTCAGTTGCTGAATCAATCTCTGCTGATAGCTCAGCAGAGTCGGCAAATGAGAATCCAAAGTCATCTTCTTCTTTCATCTTCATAACTTTCTTTTTAACAACAGGAATTTTATATTTTTCATCTAGTTCTCTATAATTTGAGCAATACGGATCGCACTCCTTCTGCAATCCACATGGGCATCCACCACCATAATCATATTTTGCCATTAACTAAAAAAATCCTCCAATGTGCTACGCTTTTCTACATCCCAACCGATAACATCAAGAATTGATTTAATTGGTTCTAGAAAAGATTTATTAAATTGAGTTTCATAGTCAATATATTTTGTAAAATCTAGTTCCTCAGGTAGATCATCAGGGACAGAAATAACATGTTCCATGAGTGGATTTGGTAGTTTTAGATAAGCAAAACGAATCTTATCACCATCACCAATCAACTGATATTTCTTGTCCAATCCTCTAGTCTGAATAAGATGATTATAAAGAAGAGCACCTTTTACGTGAATTGGTGTTCCCTTTGAGTAAATACTATTACGATCACGATACTTGTCCATCCCATTCATTCCACGTGGGAATGCAACTTCCTCAAATGGTAGTTTCATGAATTCAGATCGAGCATTTTCAATAAACTCATGTAAAGTAGATTCATCTTTATTCATAATGATACTCAATGATTTTTTAATACTAGCACGACAAGCTTTTGGCGTAGAGGAACGAACGGCTTCAATACCCTGAATTTTGAGTTGCGGCTCAGAGTACTGAACACCCTCAATATTCCATGCATTAAGAATATACATCTTTTTGGCTTTCCAGATGCCTTTATCAGCAATAGTTTCACGCTTCATAAACATCTTTTGAGCAAAAGCATGCATATAATCTGCCAGTTCTGCAAAACACTCATTGATAACTTTTTGAATTTTTGTTTCACAAAACCTATCTAGTGCTTCAACAATTTTCAAGGGATTGTTTGTGTCTAGCATTTTAGACATAGGCTCCATATTAACATAGATAGAATCTGTGTCGGAGGCAATGACATAATCAACTTTACTAGTTTTTAGTAGTTTATTGAGATAATCATTGATATAGCGCTCAACCCATCGAATTGACAGCTGACCGGATGTAGTAATTGCTTCAGCCATATCAAAATCAAACCAACGGAAATATTCATTACCCAAGGCGCCATAGGCGGAGTTGAGTTGAATTTTTTTAGCTAGCTGAAGGTTGTGATAACGGGCAATATCATTTACACATGCAGTCCTTTCTGGTGAATCCTTAGATAGAGTTTCAAGTTTCTTTTTAGCCTCAATCATTTTCTTTTTGAAAACGGTTCGATCATCATACATCTTTTCCATAAGAGCAGGCAGAAATCCTTGCTTTGATTTGCTGAATTTAATACCATTTGCAGTGTAAGCATAACCATCATCTGGAATTACCGCATAACCATCCACAATAGAATCTAGCATAGGCCAATATTGTTCCCGACCAACTTTTGCTTCAGGGCTAATATTATACTGCATAATAAGATGAGGATATAGGCTGTTAAGGTCAAAAGAAACAACCCAATGATTCATTCCAACTTTAACATCCTTTACATGACCGCCCACAAGATGACCATCATATGCTTTTTTCTTAAACTGATGGATTACAATGCAACGATCCAGAAGATAGTTATGGATGATAATATCCCATGGCTTTACAGTTGTCATAGTGTCAACGTAATTTACCTTAGCATCGTAAGCAAATGCCATCACTAGTTCAATAAATCCAAGTTTTTCCTCAAACCTATCAATAAGTGCAGTATCCTGGATATTATAATCAAAAAACAATTCCGGATTACGCTGATAAAGATCATCAAGGGATTCATAACCTTGTGAACGATAATCAACCTTTTTCTCGCCAAGAACCACTTCAGCAATATTATCTAGTTTATAACTTTCTTCGTTGCCAAACGAAAACTTTTTATAGAGTTGTAGATAATCCAGAACATTTATTCCTGCTGGGGTGTAAGTAATATTTTCCCTACCATGAGAAACAACTTTACGTTCCTCTAAAATACCCCAGGGTGATAGTTTTTTAGCTTGTTCCTTACCAAGAACATTGGTAATTCTATTGACAATGTAAGGAATATCAAAAAATTCAATATTCCAACCGGTAATAACATCTGGAAGAAACCTACCAGATTGCCAAACTTGAAGGAACTTTTCTAGAAGATCCCATTCATCTTTACAGTGAACAAATGTAATTTTATCTGACTTTGGTTTATATGGCTTTAATCCAAAAACGATCATTTCACCCTTTCTGGAAAGAGTGATAGCCGTAATTTCCTTATCTGCTGTTTCAATATTTGGAAACCCACCGGGTTGCATGTAACAAGACAAACCAATATCAACCCATTTATTTGATTCCTCATCGTATACTTCATATTCATCTTCATATAAATGAAGATCATTAATATCAATCTCTTGAATCTGCAAGATACTTATCCCTCAATTTGATCATTCTTTTGGTTATATTATCAGGTCTTTGTTTACAATAAACAAAGACCTTAAACTCCTCGTCACTCATAGCTGCATATTTTTTACCCATTATTTCTTGTTGATTTGTAGATTTACCTTTTTTACCTTTTGATATATTTTTACCTCTTTCTTCATGATTACATGATAAAAAAGATTTTTGTATTCTTTCTTTTCTTTGTTCGGTTGTCAAATTTTCTATTCTTGTTTTTGCAACAAGTGATTGTTTTTCTCTTGTTTCAATCTTAACAGCAGGTTTATTATCACTTTTAAGATATAATCTATAATGATCCATATTAAGAAACTTAGGAATATCATTCCCATGATATTCTATCATAGAACCACAACCACATCTACATTCTACATATTTTACAGTCTTTTTTCTTTTTTCTTGATAAATATCAGATTCATAATATTTTATGGTAGAATTTCTTATTTTCTCAACTATATCTTTATTTTTTGTAGGATGATTTTCAGAAAATAGTTTTCTGGCTAGTTCATACTTAGAAGATTTTTTTCTTTCTACAGAACCTAGTACAGGGTCCACACACATCATATAGAATGCCCATATCATTTTATTTCTATCTTTTTCATCTATTACTATTTTTGTGAGAAGATAATGACAAATAAAATGTTCTTTAGCTGTAAGAAGGACCAAATTATCCTTTTTATTACTACCACCCATTGATACCGGTATAATATGATGAGTCTCATAATACACATTTGGATCATTATTATTTTGTTTAGCTTTTTTTATTATAGAAAAATAGATTTTATTGAATATACCTGATGTAAACATTGAGATTCCCTTTGTCTGTCTCAATGTCTATTTATAATATTACAGTGTTTATTTCAATATCCATTGTTATTTTTTTGTCTTTTTTCTAATTTTTACAGTTTTATTTTTCGTATTTTTATATTTGTTAGCAGTACTAGTTTCAATATCAATAGAAATAACATTGATTTTAGACCGATCATAGATAATATCCCCACGAAAATTATCATAGATATACAGATAAGGAAAATTAGTGAGTCCGTAAATTTCCATATTATCCACGCCATCATAGCGCTTCAGAAAATCACGAGCATCTGAAATGGAATCAAATTTTAGTTTTTCTACTGGTTTTCCATCAAGGGTTCGAAACTCAGTTTGAGACTCTTTCCTTGCTGGAATAAAAACATATGGATTATAATTGATAGTCTCAGCAAAACGTCGGCCATCACGGTAGCCACGAACAAAAATTCTATCACCACGGCTAAAAACATTGGTATAAAATACCGACATACAAATTCTCCTAGAATACCAGGATTGATAATACCACCATTTAGTAGAACTGTCAATTCAAAATGGATAAAGCTTGCCTGAATAGATGATTTCTTTCTTCTAATCCATTGGTGCCACCATTGATCTTTTTAGTAACAGTTAGAATATCTGAATTATCAGCCCATTGATTTAAATTGTTTTTATCCCAAAACCATCCAGCGGACATAGTTGCGCCCATAGGTGTCCCGAGATACTGAATTGCTTGATCTAAAGTCATTTTCATATCAGATGCAAAAGAACTGTAATTATTTTTACCAGTAAGTTGAATTAATCCACGACCACGAAATTTAAAACCATCCCCGGATGATTCTGGGCCATTTCCCATTCTGTTTGCGTAAACTCTATTAGCAATTTTTTCTGGTTTATTTGCATAATCTGCAACGTTTACATCTTTAAAATATTTTGGAAAAACTACACCTAGACGTTCTGCTCTATAATTTAGATTTTCTTCAATAACACTTAAACCACCGGATTCATGTCCTACTTGTGCTAAAAACATTGCAATTCTTTCATTTGTATTAATTGCAAAATTTCCACAAACATCATTTAATGGTTTAATGTAAGATTCCAGAGTTGTAGTTTTAGTTCTTGGAAATAAACGTTGCAGCAAATTTAATGTAATCATAATTTTCTCCTAAAAATAAAGGGGCATTGCTGCCCCAATATTTAGAGTATATGCGGTGTTTGTGTAGACTCAATCTGTCGTCGTAGAGATTTTGCCTCACGATTATCCTTGACAGGCTTACCATTAAGTGATTCAGCATAAATGGTAAAAAGTTCAAATAGTTTATACAGCATTTTAGCGCTCCATAGATTTGTAATAAGCTCTAGTAGCATAAAAATCAATATCACCCCTTGTAATACCGATATCTGCCAGACTCTTATCTGATAGACGCCCTAGATCATTTTGTGTTGCATAGTATGCATCAAAAGCAAGGAGTCGCTTTTTCAGGCGACTCCAGAAAGTTTTAAACATTTGTATTCTCTTTTAGTTTATTTTTCAGTTACGTCGATCTTCTTGACGTTTGGCTGTGGTACCAGACAATCTAGCCACACACGGAGCATCCCATTGATAAGCTCGGCATTATTTATTTCTACATTATCTGCAAGTGTAAATGCTCGAGTAAATGGTCGGGCGGCAATACCTTGATAAAGATACTGAGACTTTTCTTTATCATCAGTTGATGCGGTTGTATTTCCCTTAATTAAGAGTTTATTATTTTCCAAAGTAAGCTCTAGATCTTGCTTACCGAAGCCCGCAACAGCCATTTCAATAAGATATTTGTTATCTTCAATCTTCTTGATATTATACGGTGGGAAATTTGATAATGCTGTATTTGCAGCAAGAGCGGCGCCATCGGCCATCTTTTTCATTACATTATCCAGACCCACAATATAGCGATCTAGATTACTGGTATCAAAATTATAAGCTTTGAATGAAGTCATTGAAATACCTCCTAAGAGCAAGGTTAAAATAGATGGGATCCCATTAGGCAATCCCATCAATATTTATACACTATATTGTAGATTTGTCAACAATTAATGAAATGTATTTTCACTTTTTTCTTTTGTTGTCACGTAAACACTATTTTCTTCTGGATCATAAATATAGATTGGTGTTAAACCGGCTTCTTTAAATTCTTCACCTATCGAAAGTAGGTGTTCATAAGCATTTCCATATTCAAATTCTTCAGAAGCCATCTTTACAAAATCTTCCTTTAAAATATACATTCTAGAAATCCTTAAGGAAAAAAATATGTTGGGATTATTAAGCGGAAATAAACTAATAATATACATATTTATTGGTGTAATTTTGTTCGGTTCGGCTATCAGCTTATATTATCTGTGGAAACGAGATGTTGAACGTCAGGCTCTTTTAGAGTTTAATCAAAAACAAATGGAACAGAGTCTAAAAGATCAACAAGAGTTTCTAAGAAATCAAGAAATTATATCCAAAGCACAACAAGAAGCTACTCAGGATTTACTGATTGAAAATCAAAAGATTACTAGAAAACTTGGTTCTGTATCTACATATTTAAATTCGGCTGATGCTAAAAGCAACGATAGACCTGCATCTGATATTCTTAAAAAGACAATAGAACAATTATCTAGATCTGGAGAAATCAAATGAGATATTTACTTGCATCACTTTTATTTTTAAGCGCTTGTGGTTCTGAACCAACTCAATTTATCACTACTCAAAAACAAATAGTAGTACTACCTGATGATCAAATGTATAAATGTCCTGTGATTACTTTGTTTCCAAACCCTGAAACACTTACCGATATACAAGTTGCTAAACTACTAATCCAACTTCATACTAATAATCTAGAATGTAAAAATAGTTTGGTGGTCATTAAAGCCTTTCTTGAAAAAGCCAAAATGACCACCGAAACTAATTCGGAAGATTAAGCCGCATTCTTCCAAGAACCAACGGTAATCCATCGCCAACCAGAATAATAACCCAGAATCCAAGTATGGGTTGCAGTGTCATAGCGAGTAATCATATTAATCTTAGACATATTATTAGATCTCCTCAATAACAGGCTTGCCGATTAGATTTACATTTGTGAGGCTTCGGGTAAACATATGGGCCGCATCAAATGACTTGAATGCCAGACTCTTTTCGATTGCATAACCATAATCTGGCGATGCAGTATCGGTAACCTTTTGGGTAAAAGTTACAATAAACTGGTTCTTGTTTGCGGTAGCCATATCAATATCTCCTTTTATCCTCAATAGGAATTATACAAGACTTTGAGAAAAAGTCAATATTTATTTATTGAAATTTTATGATTTTTCTCGTATTTCCTTTAAAATAATATCAAAGGGGATTGGTGTATAGTCAATTACTTCTACCGATACATTCCTATAGAGTGGATCGGTAAGAGAATTACCGTGTACATGACCATGAATATTTCCTCGACTCCAACGAGGTAGCATATCCGGATGCACTGGAATATGGGTAAGAACTAGACTATCTAGTTTTACAGAACCATGAACTCGCTTAAAATACTTAAGATATTCAGAAGTATCAAAAATATCATGATTGCCTAGAACTAATTCCTTCCGACCATTCAGTCGTTCGACTAGTTTTAAATAACGACGGTTCATCACCACATCACCAAGATGATACACTTTGTCGTTAGGACCTACGATATGATTCCAACGATTGATCATATCTTCGTCCATATCATCAACGTTATTCCAGTGAGGTCGGACACGAGTTCCGTCATCATTTAGAAAAGAAATAATATTAGCATGACCAAAGTGGGTATCGCTAATAAGAAAAATATTACTCACGGCCTTCGGCTCCTACTACCCATTGTTTTAATATCCATTCCATCAGTCACGTAGACAAGACCACCTTTGTTGTAGGCCATCTCAGTACGCTTAGCTTTTTCAAGAATCTTGCGTTGAACCGCTTTTGTTTCCTTGTATAGATTTGCCATGATGGACTTATCTCGACCACCATCAACAATAGTATTTGAAAGCTTGACTTTCTCTGTTTTATAAGAAGGAAGAGAAGTTTTAGCTTTGGGTTTGTGTTTTAGTTGATCCGGATGCACGCCATTTCTCTTAAGCCAAGCCTCATGCTCTGCTTTAGCTTGAAGTTGCTTAGCACTAGGTTTGGATTTAGTCGAACCGATATTATTAATATGGGGTTTAAGAAGTTGCACGATCTAGATCCTCAAATGATCCAATTAAGACTTGAGTCAATTCGATTATTCCTGAACGAGCCATAATGGTAGCAACAATTTTTCTACTACCATATGCATCTTTACGCCATTCCCATGTCTTATTATATGCACTAGTCCATGGTTTTTCTTTAACGTTGTTTATTATAACCTGGTTCACGTAAATAGTCACTGATTGTTTGTTTAACCTCGAATGTTATAATATCTTCCGTTTGGTGTCTTACAACTTTAGAAATTTTATTTTGTATGCCTAATCTTACTCTGAAATTAACGATATCATACATTGAGTCCCAGACATTATCTTTAAGATAAAAACTTTTACGCATTGAGTTCATTGTACTCAAGTATAATGGGTGTTTGTAATTCATCTATAAATTCAGTATTTAAGACAAGTTTCTGTCTTATATACTTTCCTAATTTATTACGCACTTTATTATTACAAATAATCCATGCAATTTCTGCTTCATATGTTAGAGGAACTTCAACTTTAAGCACGTTTAATAAATCCAAGAACCGTGACGATATACACGAGGTCTATAATGGTACCTATAGTAGGGCCTATAAACCGGTGGGGAATAGATTACAGGTGGTGACACGTAAACTGGGGTGGGTGCTACGTAAACTTGATCCACGGGCACCGCAACACAACCAGCAAGAGCCGCCGAAGCAGCTAAAAGAGAAAGAGTTTTTAACATATGTGTTACCTTAAGCTTGGTTAGCCATATAAGCCAGTTCGGCCTCAGCGGCCTCGAGAGCCATAGAGACATTCTGCTCGTGGTGGAAGTCATCGAACTTGGTCAGCTGAGCCAGAGCGGCTCCATAGACCTTCTCCGCACGAAGGGCTGCAGAAATCCGCTGGTCGGCCGGCAGCATCTTGATAAAGCGGATCATCGCAGGGGTAGCCTTGATCATCTTAGTTCCCTCATTCATCATAGTCACTTTATACCATCAGCTGGGATTAAAGTCAATACGTGAGTTTAGCGATGACGAACAGTCAGATCAATTCGCTCCGACATCAGCCAACACGCCATTGAATCCCGATCACCAGAAATCACACAAGCGCCGATAGTAGCTGCCGTAAAAATAAATATTGTCACCACCATTACAGCAACAAAGCCAAACCAGATCTTTACAACCGTATGTATATCCATATTCTGTTCCTTTCTATTTTTAATTAAATTCAGTCCTTGATAAGCCGGACCAGATCGGAGTAATAGTTTGCCACATCCAAAAATCCAGCAGAATGACCACGATCCCATGCCATATCATAAAGCAAGTCAGCCTTGGGATGATTGGTCACACCATAATAGGCTTCAAGATCATTCCGGAATTCTTGTTGAAGTTTGTTTTGTTCCTGCATATATGCAACTCGCTGATCTTTATAATGTTGAAGATCAGCATCATACGCATCCATTTTATCTGCAAGAAGCCTAAGATCATTTGCACTAGGGTTGATAGGCACTAGTGGCTTACTGGGCATGCTAGTAAGTTTAACAGTGATCTTATCATAATAAGACTTATTCAGCTTATCCCACACGGTCTGCATAGATATCTCATTCATCATAGTCATTTTATACCATCAGTTGGAATTAAAGTCAATAGGCAAATTATCTGCCGATAAGCTTTCCGAGCCAAGGTAAAACCACGAACACAACAAAAAACAGCGCAAGGGTGCTGATACCATATTTAAGCCAAAAAAGCAGGTCGATGTCTGTCATAGTCACTTTATACCCCATCCTGGTTTAAAAGTCAACCTAAGGAAATCAATGGGTTAGATACTAGAGTTGGCTAACCCATTGAAATGTTTATCGAAAAATTTTTCGATGGGACTCAACTTTTTCAGCATCTAATCTTTTCAATAGGTTAGGTTCTATGCTGGGCTATCGGCAGTCTAGGTGGTTCTAGGTAGGTTATCATACCGTCTGGCCAACTTAGCACGATGTGAGCCGTTCTCTTAGCCTAACCCATTGATATCCTTACATTCTCAGGGTTTGCTAACCTATTGAAAAGATTAACTTTATCGTTTGAGTGGGTGCATGTGATGATGGTGAGTGAAAAAAGTTCAAAAAAATTTTGCCAATCATATCAATCACTTAGCGCTAACCCATTGATTTCCTTAGGTTGACTTTAATCCAGCCAGATGGTATAAAGACAGTATGATGAATGAAGGAACTAAGATGACTTTTGGTGGGACTATGGATAAGATGAATGTGACCGTCTCCTCGGGTGGGCGCTACCACAGCTCGGCTGATAAGATGTCGAAGCGTTCCAAGCGGAAGACCAATCTGTCATATCTGGGCGGGCGCACCTCGTTTGATGAGGATGGCTACTACGAGGGCAGCGCTGGACGCAAGCCTCGGAAAAAGTGGCAGCGGATTCCCAAGCGTGAAATCAGTGATTGACTTTAATCTCAGTTTGGGATATAACCACTTATATCACGCTATGAGGTATCCATGCTGATTTCGATCCACCGGTGTCCGAAAACCATCTCTCGGGCGCTTGTCCACGACGCAGTGCAGTTCTATGCCAACACCCTAATGAGCCGACAGCTGGTCAAGCACCTGACTGTTAAGGTTTTTTTCAAGGATGATGGTGTAGATGGCCTCTGCAATACAGATGATGACTTGGCTCGTCCACGTGAGTTTTTCCTTCAGATCAACCCTCGGGGCACGGATAAGGAAGTTCTGACGGCACTTGCACATGAGATGGTTCATGTCAAGCAGTATGCTACGGGTGAGAGCCGTCAGTACGTACGTTATCCACACATGACTAAGTTCCGTGGCACAATGGTAAATACACACATCACGGACTATTGGGACTTACCGTGGGAAATTGAGGCATACGGGCGTGAACTTGGTCTTTACGTCCGATTCATGGAGTATAGGGAAAATGCAAAAACGAAAGCCGATAAAACGTAACCCTGTTGCTAGGGTCTTGATTGATCCTCGCTATCATAAGAGGGTTGTTAAGAATAAGAAGGCCTACACAAGAAAAGGAGTCAAGGTGTTGAAAGAACCCTTGACTTTTTTTTGTGAGTTTGGTATAATACCAAAGTAATCAGGAGATATCACATGCCTCGTGGCCGCCCCAAGGGTTCCAAGAACAAGCCCAAGAATGATGTTTATGTGCCGGATGAGCCGGTGCACTTCAAGGCTCCCAAGGCCGCAAAGACGGTGGAGTCTAAGACTGAGCCTGCAAAGGGTCCGTTCTTTAACAGCACCAAGAATATGGTTCCGGGAATGCTGGAGGAACGTAAGACTCCAGTTGTGGTTCCACCTGGTGTTCGACGTGTATCGTTCTCAAGCTTTGATATCCCAAGCTGCCATCGCTTTGCCAAGATGCTCATGACGAAGTATGGTTATAGCGATCCTTCTATGCCCAAGCCCAAGAAGAACGGCGGTGGTTGGTTTACGTTTGAAATTACTGAACCAAAGGATTCTAAATGAGCACTAAATTTGTAATGTGGAAACCCACACGGAATACAGAACGAGGCGCCATTAAGCGTTTTGGTGAAGAATGGATTGTAAGATCACATTTCATTGATACAACCATGCTTCTTATCGTACCAAAAAGCAATCCAGCCGCTGATATTCGATGGATTAAACCAGAACAAGTTATATCTGCACGTTGGGAGGTAGATCCAATCTAATGTTTACACGTCGAGACTATCTTTATACTCGGTGTTCCTTTGAGGAGTATTACAGTCAATTCATTACGTCGGAAGTTATTGAATATGTAGACGCTAAGATTGGCCATACCAATATCATTAACTCTAAGGATGAAAACTTCAATGATATTGATATCCGAAACTGGGATAAAATTGTGTATAATCTTAAGCCTCTAGTCGACGATCAACTACTCATTGAAGCACAGGAAGGATGGTCTTTAATGACAGGCGTATGTATTGCCAAAATGGCAGCAAAACTTATATGGAGAATGAACCAAAATGCGATTGGATTCCAATGATGTAATTACCTGCATTTTGGTTTTTGTTTTTCTGTTTTTCGTATTTTTGGTGTTTTGATGAAAATTGTAGCAAAAAATCCAATGTGGGATAGGCGACACCTATTCTTTTTTCACATCGACCAATATAATACTTTCTATGG